GTACTGTGGTCACAATTCTACTTTATGGCTATACGATACTTCCCCCACCCCACTCGACCCCAGCCAACCAACGGCCGTTTCCACCGCCACCGCATCGTTATCTACCCCAACGGCCGTCCGGCCCAAACGCACCGCCTCCACCAACGTCGTGCCCGCGCCGCAAAAAATATCCACCACGGCGTCACCTGGGCGGCTGTGCTGCAAAATGAACCGCTCAGCCAGCTGACGCGGGAAGCTGCCGCCGGTTACACGCGGCCGTCCCTGATCGCCGCTGCTGCTGATGCGCAGCACGTTGCCCTGCCGTGCGCCCTGAGGGTGCAGGCGGGCGTGGCCGTTGGTGTGCTTGCCGAGGAGATCGGGCTGGCGCGAGTTGCCGTTTTTGTTTTTA